CACACGATAAACCAGAAGATTGGTACAATGATGTTTGGTCGTCCATTATTGCTAATGATGGTTCTGTTCAACATTTGGAATGGATGTCTGACCACGATAAAGATGTATTCAAAACATCTATGGAAATTGACCAACGTTGGGTAATTGAATTGGCAGCCGATAGACAACAATATATCGACCAAGCACAATCACTTAATTTGTTCTTTAGACCAGATGTTAATTTGAAGTATCTCCATGCCTGCCATTTCTTAGCATGGAAAAAAGGATTGAAAACTTTATACTATTGTCGTTCTGAGAAGATTGGTAAAGCAGACAAAGTTGCCAAGAAAATTGAAAGAGAAGTGATTAAAGAATTAGATATGAGTGCTATTGCACAAGGCAACGAATGTTTGGCTTGCGAAGGTTAATTTTAAGGAAAAACAATAATGATAAAAAAAGTAGAATCAAATCTATCGGAAGAACGTAACTATTTCAAACCTTTTAATTATCCTTGGGCTTATGAAGCTTGGTTAAAACATGAGCAATCTCATTGGTTACATACTGAAGTTCCTATGTCCGAAGATGTAAAAGATTGGAAGAAGAAATTAACCAAAGAAGAAAAAACATTCCTAACACAAATCTTCCGTTTCTTTACACAAGGCGATATTGATGTGGCTGGTGGATATGTTAAGAATTATCTTCCATACTTTCCACAACCTGAAGTTCGTATGATGCTGACAGGATTCGCTGCCAGAGAGGCGTTACATATTGCAGCCTACTCACACCTGATTGAAACATTAGGTCTACCTGAAACCACCTATAATGAGTTCCTAGAGTATGAAGCCATGAGAGAGAAACATGACTATGTAATGGATATCTCTAGTAAAAATACCACAAGAGAAAATACCGCAACACATATTGCCGTGTTTTCAGCCTTTACTGAAGGTATGCAACTATTCAGTTCATTCATTATGTTGTTGAATTTTGCTCGTCATGGTAAAATGAAAGGTATGGGCCAAATTATCACATGGTCGATTGTTGATGAAACTCAACACGCAGAATCTATGATTAAATTGTTTAGGACATACATAGAAGAAAATCGTGAAATTTGGAATGATGAACTAAAAGGAAAAATCTATACCATTGCTGAAAGAATGGTACAACTAGAAGATAAGTTTATTGACCTAGCATTTGGCGTAAATCAAATGGAAGGTCTATCTTCTGAAGATGTTAAGAAGTATATTCGTTATATTGCAGACCGCCGCCTAATTTCTTTAGGTCTCAAAGGTGTGTTCAAAGTGAAAAAGAATCCTCTACCTTGGGTAGAAGAAATGATTAACGCACCAACACACACCAATTTCTTTGAGAATAGAGCAACCGATTATGCAAAAGGAGCTTTGTCAGGAAATTGGGGTGATGTGTGGGCTCATTAAGGAATTTAAATGACAAACAAATCATTATCAGGTGAATGTTTAAGTTGCGAATCAACCTACAATGTTTCTTTTATGGAAGAAATGGTTTCACAAGATTTACCAGAACACTGCCCATTTTGTGGTGAACAAATCGAGGAATTATCCGAGGACTATATAGAGGATGATGACGATGATTTGGATACTAAGGAATGGGACTAAACTGGCAATATGATGGTAAAGATTTTACGGAAGACTTGATTGGTAATAATTACGGGTTCGTGTATCAGATAACTAATCTGACGAATGGTAAAAAATACATAGGCAAGAAATTATTCTATTCTGCCAAAACCAAACAAGTCAAAGGTAAAAAGAAACGGTACAAAGCCAGTTCAAATTGGCAAACTTACTATGGAAGTAGTGACATCTTAACACAAGATGTGTTACAATACGGACACGATAACTTTGTCCGTGAGATTCTTCATTTATGCCACTCTAAAGGTCAATGTTCATATTTGGAAGCAAAAGAACAGTTTACCAGAGGAGTTTTGGAAAGTGATGAATATTACAACACATGGATTATGGTTAGAGTAAGAAAAACTCACATAAAGGAAAAAGATGCTGGACTTTCTACAACCACTAAAAAAAGACAAATTTGATTTTATCACATTTCTAGCAGGAGATGAAGAAGGTAAAATTAATATCATGGGATCCGAATATGCAAATCCTGGTGAAGATGTTGGTGGTAATACTTTAGGCAAACTATATCACATTGTTCTATTTCGTGATAGTCAAGAAAATATAGAAGAATATGATGATGTTGATAACTTTGAAGCCATTCTTGCCTGTCCTTTAGAATACATTTCAGGATTAATACCAAGCGGATTTTATGGTATAGTTGCCAGAAAAACAACCACATCACATAATCTCATGGACAAACTGCTTGCCATGATGAAGAAAAAGTGATATAATGTAATTTTGAAACTGTTGAAAGTTTGTTATGATTCTCGTTGATTTAAATCAAGTATTATTGTCTGGCCTCATGGCACAGATATCCAGTCAAAAAGGTGTTAAACTAGACGAAGGTCTGGTTCGCCATATGATTCTCAATATTCTCCGTATGCACATTCGTAATTTCCGTAAAGATTATGGTGATGTTGTATTATGTTGTGATAATCGTAAATATTGGCGCAAAGAATTTTTTCCATTCTATAAAGCTGGTCGTAAAAAAACCAGAGAAAAATCTGATTTAGATTGGCATCTCATTTTTGATATGTTAGCCAAATTTAAATCTGAACTGCGTGAAAACTTTCCATACAAAGTAATTGATGTTGAAGGTGCTGAAGCGGATGATATCATTGGTACGCTTGTACCAATTTATTCTGCTCATGAGAAGATTTTGATTCTATCAAGTGATGGAGATTTTTTACAATTACAACATTATGGTAGTAATGTAAAACAATATAATCCGGCACAAAAGAAATTTGTTAAATCTGATAATCCATCTTTAGAATTGAAAGAAAAGATTATTCGTGGTGATAAAGGTGATGGCATTCCAAATATGTTTTCACCATCCGATTGTTTTGTCCGTGACTTACGACAGAAACCTATTACCAAAAGTGTATTGGATAAGTATCTTAAAGAAGATGTGGTTGACTATAACGAAACCGATAAAGCCAACTATTCCAGAAATGCCACACTTATTGACCTGTCTTTAATACCAACCGACATCAAAGAAAAAATTATAAATACATATAATGAAGCAAAACCGGCATCTCGCCAAAAACTATTAAATTATTTTATTGAAAATAAACTAAAGAATTTAATGGACGTTATTGAGGAATTTTAATGAAAAATATCTATGAAGTATTTGATGAATTTGAAGTTGCATCAACAAAAAAAGAACGAATGGCAGTAATTGAAAAAAATCTATCAAAAGCCTTGGTAGAAGTATTACAATTTACTTTTCATCCAGAATTTAAATGGAAAATAAAAGAAATGCCAGAAAACTACAAAATTCCTGACACAAAACCAGGAATTTCTGTTGCTCAACTATCTACGGAAATTCGTAGAATCTACTTGTTTCAGGAAGGACATCCTGAAGCTGAAAAACTATCTCCAAGAAAACAAAACGAACTATTGATTCTGTTCTTAGAATCTTTAGAACCTCGTGAAGCTGAAGTTGTTATGGGTATCTTTAAAAAGGACCAAGGTGTGAAAGGATTGACATATAATTTTGTTAAAGAGGCGTTCCCCAATCTTTTACCCTAAATGCACGACAAAGAACGAATTATCGTAACAGCTGGTGAATTCGATCCGTTAGATTCTAACGATTTACATTTCCTACACCGCTGTAGAAGAAAAGGTGATTGGTTAGTCGTAGGAGTTCATTCAGATTGGTGGATGGTATACGCTCGTGGTGGATTTGTTCATAATTATAATACTCGCCGTGAAATAATTCAAAATATAAGATGTGTTGGTGAAGTATTCTCATTCAATGATTCTGATGGTACAGTCTGCCAACTACTTAAAATAGTAAAAATTTGTTATCCACATTCTGACATCACCTATGTGTCAAATATGGATATGCATAATATGCCTGAAACTAAAATACGAGGCATAACTTTTGAAACGATGAAATAGGAGAGGTAAGTGACAAAATTTGTAGGTAAATTTCGTAAAAACAAAGATTACTCTGATGATTACGATTACGCAAGAAATGTTCTACACAGTAAGAAACGCCGTGATGAACACGCAGAAGTAAAGAAGTTAAAAAATTACGAATATGAAGATTCTCATAAATTGGTTGAGAAGGAAGATTGGCCAACCAGGTTTTAATTTCATATTATAAGAAATTTCATTATTTCCACTATTTTTTAATTTTTTTAACATAAGTATCGGTGTCCGCTTTTGAAATAAAGCTTTGGTACCATAGATACCGGTAGATGTGTCTTAAAAACAACACTTCAGCTTGACATTCCCTTAAAACTGTAGTATACTTGTAATTTCCGAGTGGGAGATTACATTATGATTATACACGGTTACATTCCAAAGTCAAAAAAACGAAAAGTTCCAAAATTAGTGAAACAGCGTCACGAAGATTGGTTAAAGTCAATTTCAGAAATACCACGGATTTGCAAATATGCCAAGTCCACGACTATTTCCAAATCTGTACCATCTCCTAAAATTCCTGCAGGCAGGGAAACTCCCCATTACGCATCCATTGATACAGGTTTTATACCTTGTGTTAAAAAAACGGAATATTCTTATACTGGCGATAAAATGAAAGGTATTGGCACAATGCACAAGTCCAATGCTGTTCCAGTATTCACGGATACTGAAGCCAAAGAAATTTCAAGTATGCGGAGATGATATGAATACACCAAAAGGTTGGACTGATGAAGATTGGCAAGATTACGAAGAATATTTTCACTCTTTAACTTGCCAAGAAAAAGAAATTGAGTTAAAATCAATGATAGCATTAGGAAAAGCCAAACAACGAGGCAAAAATATCGTTGTAATTGAACAATATTATGAAATGTGAGAAATTATGTTGCAACAATGGGAAGAAACACAAATATATAAAGGTATAGATGAGATTATGTTCAATCTGAGGCACATTCCTGCTCAAGATGTAGCGCATTTTCTTGTAAAATTCGATCCGAAGCTTGCCGATGAGCTTGCATCAGCGATTGAACACAACTTTTTTGAGAAAGATTTGAAAAATGTCAAATGATATGTTATTTTTTGAAGCGGCA